GTCACCGTCACAGTGCCAGCACCGAGAATGTTTGTGGCCACGTTGGGATTACCGCTGAGGTTGGTCAGGCTCAGAGTCCCGAACTGTCTCGCATTTGTGCCGCCAGCGTCGCCACTAACTGTGGAATTCACTGCGTAGAAGTTCGTCCCATTCGTCGAGGTCTGGCTGACAAGTGTATTTGTGCCAGAGAGCACTACGACAAGGTTGCTGCCAGCCGCCTGCCCGAAGCCCCATAAAGCGTTGCTAATTGCTACCGTGAAAGCGACAGCGCCATTCGAGACGATGGTATTCACGGCGCTGTCGTCCAGACCGCGAATAGCTGTGGCGCCGGACATCGAGCCAGTGACACCGTACGTCCAGTTAAGATTCGTGACAAGGCCGAGCCGGACGCTATTGGTTTGAAGCTCAAGCGCGGCGAAGCCGGCGCTCCCTGAGAGGCTATTGCTTGTCGTGATAACAAGCGTCACGAGTCCATTTGAAACCAGCGTGCTGATGCTGAAAAGTGAGTTGCTGGCAGACAAAATGTCAGCAAGGCGCGCAATCGCGTTGGTGTCCCCGTAGAAGAACTTCCAGGAGATTCCTCCGTTGTTGTTGCTGACCGAAAGATTGGATGCTCCCAGCACTGGTGTTCCAGCGACGTTCGTGGACCAGGAATTCCGCTCATAGTTCGGCTGCGCGGCGCCGAGAACCAGGAGGGCGCCTGCCACGCAAACCCCAAGCCCTATCGTTGCGATTTTCTCGAAGTTTTTCATCCGAGCACTTTTCTCCATTCGGCTGGGGCATTGTTGTTCCAGTACCAAAGCGCGTCGGCAATCTTGTCCCAGTAGCTCCAACAAACGCTGGTGTCAGGAGGATTAGAGGCTGGTGGGCCGTCGCCGCACAGCGTACTGCCTTGAACGACCGTCATGCTGGACCCTCCTCCGCCCGGTGAGTACACGCCGGTTGGATACAACGTCTGCGTCGAACTGGTGAGCTGCTCAATTCCAGAGGAGCAATCTCGCTTCGCCTCGGTCTGCTGCTCGTCTTGGTATCGCAAGCGCATCAGCGTCCGAACAATCATCGTGTACGCCTCAAAATACTGCGAGGCCGTCGCCGGATCTTTCTCCTTCATCGCGACCTTGTGTTCCACGTAATCGACCACGGCTTCTCTGAGCTGCTGGTCCACAGGAACAAGATCAACACCGTTCCACTTGCGGTTCACGCCCTGCCATTGGAGGAGAATGTTGTAGCCACAGGGGAAACGTGGCGCGGCGTAGATTTTGTAGTCCGAACCAACCGCAAAAATCCTGTCGTCATCATCCAGTCTTTGAAATCTGCAATCGTCCTCGGGGGGTGTGATCAGATACGGAGCCTCGCAGGCAGCTTCTCCATCCAAGAAATAGTTGCAGTAAGGGCTGTCGTAAATGTTGTGCGACGGCGGCGTGGTGGCCTTGCAGAGAACGCACCTCTGCCTCTCCATCCAACAGTCCACCGCCGCCACAGAAGATCGCTTGTAGTAGAACTTTTTGCAATCCACACCGGGCTTGTAGGCGAAAAGCTGCGTCACCTTGCCGACCGGACCCTGGAAGATCGAAGCCGCGCAGAACTCGTTCAGGTCCGCCTTGCCGAAAAGCTGGACGTTCATCGACCGGAACCACGGAATCAACGTCTGGATGTCGCACAGCGCGTTGCCGACCTGATCCCGGAAGTACGCCTCAAGCTGTTCAGCCAAGTCCTCCGGCGCCACGAGCTGCTGCACCGTGGAGCGGAAGGTGGAGAATGGCTGGTACTCGATGGGCATTTACTTCTTCAGGTCACTGAGTTTTGCCGTCGGAGGAACAATGAAGCTCGTCGGTGAAGGAATCTGGATGGGGTCCGGCATCGGCTCGTTGTTCCGTGGCTGCGGCCGGTCGCCCATCTGCGGCCGTGCGAACATCCCGTTTCTCCGCCCGCCAGGATTAGCGACGGCTTCCACAGCACGCCGATCTGGCGGCAGGTTGAGAGACTTGAGTTCTGGTCTGTGCTGAGGCGGATTCAAGCTGTTTCGCGAGAGTTGCTCTGCCTGCTTTTTTTTTGATTCCTCCTCGTACTCTTCCTTGGTGATGGAGACGACGCCGCCTATTCCTCTGTGGACGCACTTGTCCAACTCGGCGATGAGCATGGCGTCTTCGGTCGCAAGAAGGTCGAAGCGGAAAGGCTGGCCGAAAATGTAAACCGGAGACTGCTCAACTTCCTTGCGAAAATAGTTCATGGCGCGATTGATAACCAAACACCCCGGAGATGCAAGACGCAAACTCCGGGGCGCGGCACGAGCACGGCTCGAAAAAGCCTACACGCTGTAAATATCGCCGTACGGATAGTTAGCCGCCGTGCCGACCGGGATGTTGTCATTGAACCCTTCAATGATCGCGTTGTTGGCCGGGCACTCCACCACGGCCGCCCACATCAGCGAGTTCAACGAAATCTCCTGCGTTGGATTCTCCATCACGCAGGCGTAATCCTGGTACACCTTGGCCAGCACTTCGATGTCGCCCGTGCGATGCACCTTGCGGTTCGACTGAAGAATGCCTGGGTAAATCCCAGTGAAGTCGAGAATCCATAGGAACCGGCCGGTGGACTGGATTCCCTCATCGTTGGCCGCCGAGGCCATGTCGTCGAAGAACGGGTGGGTCACGACGCGGATCGTCACGACCGGGTACTGGAGCTTGTACTCGTCGTAGTTGAAGCCCAGCTTTCCAAACTGACCCATCATCACCTGCTTGGTGTCGATGTTGAACCGAGCCAGACCGTCCGACCGCTCGTTGTAGTAGCGGATCATGCCGCGCTGGAACTGCTGCGCGGTGAAGCTGTCGGTGAAAATCTCGATCACCTGGTTCGGGATGCCCTGATCCCCGCGCGCTCTGTAGATGTCGTAAATCACCTGCTCGAAAAGTTCGATGAGGTTGAGCGTCTGGTTTTGCAGGTCGAACACCCGGCCGCATTCCGCGAGCTGCTCGTACACGCCAATCGCGTTGGCGCGGCGCCCAACACAGCGGCCTTCTCCGGGGATGTAAAGACCCTGAGTCGAGTTCGAGAAGGAGACGACTTCCTCAAGGCTCCGGTAAGAGTTGATAGTCTGGTTGGCGCTGATGCGTTTGTTCCAGAAGAACGAGTTCACCCATTCCCGCTGCTGAATCATGCCGAGCTGCCGGTTTCGCTCCGCCGCATCGACGTTCCCGAAGAGCTTGAAGTACTCGTTGCCCTCCCGCAGCCGGTTGAACCAGTGCTCGTAGAGCTGGTCCGTACACATCGTGTGCCGGCTGACCTGCCACCAGAACGGAACGTGCTTCCGGTCGTTGAGCGCTGGCCGGTTGTAGCACCATTTTTCCACGTCCTGGACGTTGTTGCTGCCACGCACGAGGAAGGCGGCGGAGAGCGGTGAACCTCCCGTGAATCCAGTGAAAGCCGCCTTGGCCACCCATCCCAGCGTGGAATTTTCTCCAGTCGCATTGACCAGAATCGTGGCGTTCCCGCCGAAAGTGCTTGTCTGAGCCGAGACAACGACGAAGGAGCCGCGCAGAGCGGTGCCGGCCCCCGAACGGGCGAAGACGAAGACTCTCATGCCGGGCACGAACCATCGGTCATCGAGCGGCACGTTGGTTCGCGAACGAACGTGAAGCACGTAGTTGTTGCCGCCCGAGTTGAAAAGATTGACCACGCTCCAATACTCAGCGTTGATGACGCTCCGCTGGTAGGCCATCACGAAGGGGTCCACCTCGGAGTTTCCGGGGCCGAGCGAATTCGGCTTGATCGGCTTGTTCATCATCCTCTTGTTCGACATGAGGAAGTCGTACAGGCCGTTTGTCTTGGCGCCGCACGCCTTGATCTCGAACTGGGTTGCCAACAGGGCGCGGAGATCCCTGAAGTGCGTGCCGTCGGTGAAGATTGTGGCCAGCTCGTCGCCTTCAGCCGTGAGCACGTCGCAGCTCGTTACCGCGCCGCACTCATTGATGTTGTTCCCGATTGCCGGGAGGCACTTCTCGAAGATGTTTGCGCTGACAGCCATGTGCTACATCGCCAGGGCGGCGGAATTGCCGCTTGCGGGCGTGTAGCAACCTACGGGCTGTCAACGGCCAAAGAGGATTTTTCCCGTTTTCTCCCAAACGTCGTCGAACTTGGTCATCTTGCGCTCTCCCTGGGTGTCGATCTTTGCTCCACCGCCAACACTTGGAGACACTGGTTTCGCTGGCTCTGTGGAAGGAGTTTCTGTCACTTTCGCTTTTGGCTCCGTTGGCGCTACCGACTTAGCAGGCTCGCCGTTCTTCTGCTCGGCCGGAACGTAGCCGAGCCTCGCCGCCATCCTTTTCATACGCTCCCGCTCTCGCTCGATGTTCTGTTTTGCGCTTGCCGCAGCGTCAACGACCATCTCAGAGACGAGGTGATCTGCGGTGAGATACCAACGGCGCGAACGTTGTGCCTCCGACAGCTTCGCGTACTCGTTGCGCGTCGCAAAAAGTTTGCCCTGCTCGTCCTTCTGTCCAGAGAACTGCTCCTCCTTCTCGAAAAGGAACTGAAGCCATTGCTGGTGCTCTGGGTTCCTTTTCGGGTCGAACAGGATGCGGCCTTTCGGATCATCGAGTTGGATCGCTGTCTCGATTCTCGGGCTAAGGACATCCAATGTCCTCACCAATTCCTCTGCGGTCAGAGGATCGGCCTCCTCCAGCTTGTTGTAACCCTGCTTCATTATGACATCGTGGGCCGTTTCATCCACGGCTCGCGCGAGGGCGACTGCGACGACGTTCACGGTCTGTCCGACGAGCTGTGAGAGTTGGTGCTTGGCATTCTCCTCCTCCAGTTGCTTGAGCTTCACGTCGGACTCGCCTGATTTCCGCGCAGCAATGCGTTCGGCGGCTATCTCGATCTCCGCCGTGCGAAATTCGTGCTCGTTCCACGGCCTTCCAAGCGTGGCGTAGAACTCATCGTGGTCCTCGCTGTTTGGATCGAAGGCTTTCCCTTGATTCTGTTCCTCCCAGCGGCGCGCGTAGTCCTCCGTGCGCGCGAATTCGTTGAGCACCGCCTGCTCTGCTCCCTTGTACTTGGGATTTGTCGCTGAAAGGTGCCTCGCCACCTCGTAGTCGTGGCGGTATTCGTCCGGAAGCTGGTCTGCTGGCGTCTCGGCTGCCGGTTGTGAGGCTGCACCTCTCGGGGTCATGGCGCCAACAGCCTCTTTCACCGCCGCCGCCGCCGCTTCGCCGGCAATCCGCATGGGATCGACTGTGATCGGCTCAGGCTTCTTCTTGGTGACTACCGTTCTCGGGGTTTCCTTGACCGGCTCAGGCTTCTTCTCCTCAGTTTTGGCTGATTCCGCAGGCTTTTTGTCCTTCTCCGGCCGGAATTTGAGAGCCTCCGCAATGAGTCCGCCGAGGTTCGAGGGCGCCTTTGTTTCTGTCTTTTCCTCGGTTTTTGCCGTGGTTTCGACCTTCTTTTCCTCCTTCGTTTCCGCTTCGTTGCCAGTTTTCTTGCCCCGCTTGGACAGCATCATCGCCATCTTATGATTCGGGTCGTCCTCGACCGTCATCGGCTTCTGAGGGGGTGGATCAAAGCCTGGCCGGTACGCTCGGGTTTGTGTCTGCTCCGTAGTTTGGGGCGTTTCGGTAGTTGTCTGCTGCGCTTTGGCGTCAGCGGGAGCGGGAGCATTTACGGTGGCTGCCATACAATTCAGTGCGGCTACGGGCGATGCTCAAGCTTCGCCGTGAACCATTCCTCTTCCTTTTGCTCGATTTCGTCAAGAATATCCAGCGCGCGGGAGTACTCGGCCGCCTTCCGGATGGCGTTCTCCACGTCCTCCCTTGCAATGTCGCTGATTTGTGCGTAGAGGCCGGCGTTCATCGCCTTCACCTGCTCCTCGCTGGCGTGGGCACCGATGATTTCCTTCAAAAGTTGATAGCCGGGCTGCGCGTGGAGGCCCTGAATGCGCTTCCTCTGGTCCCCGTCGATTGGGATTCTCGTGAAGACAATGGTTTGGCGCTGGTTCATTGATGTGCTGTGGACTTGCGCTCAAATGCTCGGGCCAAGCGGAACAGATTACGAATCATCTTCCTGCCTTCCTTATTGGCCGGCACCCAGAATTCGATAAAGTCCGAGCTTCCGTCTTTCTCGCGGCGCTTCTTAATCGCGCAAAACTCAGTGAGCATCTTGTCCAAATCCAGCTTGGAGTTCATGTCAAAATCCAGCCTACACTAACTCTGGAGGAATCTCCTGCGGCGCCATGACCGGCTGTTGGGCCGCCTGAATCTGCTGCGTCAGCGCCGCGAAGGCTTGAGCAAGCTGCTCAAGCTGCTGTTGCTGCTGCTGGTTCACCTGATTCTGCTGCGCCACGCCTTCCGCCACGGCCGTCAACTGCTCGCCGATCTGCTGCCCGGCCTGAGACATGGCCTGTTGAACGATCTGCACCGTCTGTTCGGCGGCCTTCTGAAGCGTGTCTTGTTGGGCCTGCCCAATAGCTTCCTTCACCTGCTTCGAGAACTCAGTGATCATCTGGCCTAGTTGGTTCGCCTGCTCCTCCTGCGGTGCCGACGTGTCGATGTTCTTGCCTCGCAGCCGAAATTCCTTCGGCAACCCGGAAGCAACGACGATCTGGTTGAGAAGCTCCACGAGTTGAACCGCGCCGATGGACTCGATGAGTACCGGGTTCCCGGCGATGGCCAGGAAGATCTTGCTCATCGCATCCGCAATCGCCGGGTTGTCGATGCGGCTGGCGGCGTCCCTCGTCGATGCGAAGGCTTCGAGCTTCAGCGCCGACACGTCCCCCTTCACGGTCCTCATTGCATCCGGCTCGTTTGGATCGTACGTGGAGTCATCGGAGATCGTAAAGCCCAGCGACTTCATCAACTTCTCAAAGTCGGCCTCAGTGGCGGCAAAGGCGGAGGAGATTCCCACAGTGATCTCCTTGTCCGCGTACGCCATCGTCGCGTCATAAATCATCACCTTCTTGGCGTAGATGGCGTCGTCGATGAAAGACCCAGTGAGCTGAACCCGGTTAGATACGTAGCCCTGGATGATTCGGCTCTCAGTTGCGCTCTGCTCGTGGCTCGCCGGTTGACCAAGCTCCTGAGATGAGAACTGAAGCATCCTCTCCAACATGTCGAGCACCCCGGCCATGACGGCAGCGATCTCGGAGGTGTTGTGATGCGTGAGCTGCGGAGTGAAGAACGCCTCTCTCTGATTCTCCTTGAAGCGGTAGTTTTCGGTGGCCGAGTAGGGGATGTACTGCCGGCCGCTGAAGGTCTTGTTGCCGTAGTTCTGAAGCGCAACGAGAGCCTCTGCTGGCACTTTGTCCTTGTCCACGAACACCGGGTTCCGCAGGTTTTCGCGCACTGCCGCGATCCATTGGCTGAGAAGATTCCCGATCATGTCCTGGAACGGCAGCGCCTCCAGCGCCAATGAGTTGAAACGCGCGCGATTGAAGTCAGCGTCGTACGCGGAAATGGGGAGCCTGTCGTACTCCAGCGGCTCCGCCCAGATCACCGCGTTGTCGCTGGCCATGACAAAGCGAAACAGGACACGATGCGGGTAGTTCCCGAGGCCCCACTCCTTCGGCACGATGTACTGGAAGTGCTGCGTCTTGAGCGTCGCGTTTTCGTACTCTCCGGTGGAGTAGAAATTTCCGATCTCGCTCTGGCGATCCAGCGGGCCGGCGCCACCTAAGCCCCGACCCGTCAAGTCTGGAAAAGACATCGCGCAAGGAAACACTTCATCCAGGAAGTCGCTCTTGCCCACGTCGAACCACCCCGTTGATCCGAACGCAATCTGGTCCTTGTTCCAGTAGAGCGCGTGATCCTTGATGTCGCGATAACGGCACAGCTCCCAGTAGCCCGCGTACTCGCAGCCTGAATTCGAGTTGAGCGACGAGAGCCGATGGTAAAGGTCGTAGTAAACCCGGCTGGGATGCGGGATGTTGAACCTAAGCCCCTCCCGGATG